CTCGTAGGGTCGACAGCGTCAACCGTATCCGAGAATCCAGCAGCATCAAGAATGGCCAAAGCGGCAGCCTCGACGTGCGGGTCAACACCAAAGAACGCTCTTACGCAATCTGGGAGGGGACGGCTTGTTTCCGTCATCTCCATCATGAGCGGTGAAGCAAACGTAATCTCGTTGCCATTGTCGTCAAAGACTTCCTCGCCCTCCATCTCGATTCCAACCGTTGTATGACCTATAACCATGCAAGCAAACTTTGTTGCATCAAGGCCGTTGCGGGAATCTTCACCAGCCTGCTTACGCCAATTGCGCATCTGATTCTGGGTAATGTTCGGGCTGATACGAACGTGTACGCCTGGACGCTCTGGAACTTCAAGCAGAACAACTGGACGCTCGACCTTCTTGGTCACAACGTCACGCAATCGTGAAAGTGCTGTATCCGTCTTTGGTGCAGCAGATTCTTGCTTTGTCTGCTTGGCTTTTGGGGCCGGAGTTGAAGGAGTATCTTCTGTGCTGTAAAGGCTATTGTCGCTCATATAGCAAAACCTAGCACAGCCACTGCACTATTAGTGCAAGTACCGTGTCTAGGTTTTACTTAATTACGAAGTTGGTGACTCGACGTCCTGGATTGCAAATGTCATTGCAAATGTCGCAGGAGCGCCTGATGAAGAATCGCCGTCTGGCTCGGTGATTCCAACAAGTAGAGCCTTGTAGTAGACACGGTCTGTTCCAGGAACTGCCAAGTCGCAGTCAAAAACCTGAATCGTGATGTCGTACTCAGCGCGGCCAACCAACGGACGAAGACGGGCAATCTTTTCTGCAATTCCCGTACCTAGGTCGCTTTGAACTCTGTCTGAGTCGTAGTGCGCTGTCAGGGTAATGTCGCCGATTTCCGATGGAGCGCAAAGAACCGTCGGACGGAGCTTGCCACCTTCGTAAATCTTTTCGACAGAAGCCGTGATTTCGCCACCTGAAACCTGAGCGAACTTGAAGTTCGTCCACTTCGGGTGTGACTGGTTGACTGGGACTATGCTCCCAAGTACCTGCCTCTGAGAAACCTTTGTATTTGGCATGCTTTATTCCTCCGTTAGACGACTGACGCCGTAAGGTTTGACTTGATAATGTCGACTTCGATTTTGTCGCCAACACCGCTGACGCGTAGGCCAACCTTTGCCTTCACAGTGCCACCGGCAAGCTGTGAGGTTGGGTTTAGCTTGGCGTCGCAGCGGACTGTGAAACCAGAGTCGAGCTTTCTGCCGTTTGCATCGTATGCCTCGAACAAGGCACCAATGTCACGGAGAGGTGAGAGAATCGCAATCAAGCGTGACTCAACAGCGCTGAAGATTGTGTTTCTTCCATCGATGCTGCTGAAGACGAGGTCTTCGAGACTTCTCTGAGCCTCAACAACAACATGGTTAACAGTGTCTTGCTGGGTGATGAATCTGAAGTTGTCTTCGTCTGAAGACAGTGAACGTGCGCCGTAGATTCGAACAGAGTTCTGAATCAAACGGATTACGTTTACGTATGCCTCGTCGAGAGCGTCGCCAGTTGTCTTGTCGATGTCCGATTTAACACCAGATACGAATCTTGCTGCTGACAGAAGACCGGCGGCTGGGACATGTGAACCAGTCTGGTTGTGAGCAACTGCACGCTTTGCTGCAACATAGCCATCCGGCGGGATGAATCTTGTTACACCATTTGTCGTTGTTGGAACCTGAACCCATGGGTAGTAGAGGGCTGCATGCTCTGCACTGTCTCCACCCTGAATATCAAGTGCTCTTGTTTCTGCATCTGAAGAGGTTGCTGTTTCTGCGACATGCAGAATTGCAATTCTGTTATTCGTATTCGCATGAGCAACAAGGTCTTCGCTCATAGTGAGGGTATGGTCTTCTGGGCAAGCAACCGCACCAGTTCCGTACGAGTCCAGGAACAAGTCGAGTGCATCTGCGTAGTCGCTCTGCGTTACTGATGAACGGTCATCATCTCCAGCCGAAAGAGCCTGTGCAGAAACTGTTGCAGGACGAGTTGTCGCGCTTGAGTTTGCAGTCGCAGTTACGTAACGTGAAGCAACTGAGCTGAGGTTGATTCTTCCAGCAGCCTGCGCAACAGTTGATACTGTGCCGGTTGTGTAAATCGTGTCTCCGGCGTAAGCAAGGGAAACCTTGAATGTGTCTGCGCTTGGATGTGTAACAGTTACGGTTACATCGCTGCTCCACGCTCCAGCGCCATTTGCATCAAGTGTCAGAACGGTTGATGCAGACTGACCACTAGTTCCAAGAAGAGCCTTGGTGCCAACTGTCGCTGCGCTACCTACAACACGTGCTACATAGCACTGTGTGCCGCCCTCTTCGAAAAATGTCTCAACGGTTGGGTGGAGGTATGCATATGACTGATACTCACCGAATGTTGCTTCGAAGTCAGCGATGCTCTCTACAAGCACTGCCTCATCTGAAGGGCCACGCTCTGCGAGGCCGACGACGAACAGCTGCGACGACTCGCGAACGGTCGTTGCTGAAGGGCCTGTTCTGACTGCTGTTGAAATGACTACACCGGGCATTGGACACTCCTGTTGCTCGTCTACGGTTTGGGTATCCCGCTATCGAGTTCAATTGTACAGATGAAAGTAGATTTTCTAATGCAACTGTTCAAAAGAACTACTGTAAACGGATTTTTTATTTAAACTCTTAAAAATCATGCCTCATCCTCAACGAATGTTGGCAAATCTTCGCCAATCGGCGTTTGACGAGCTTCGAAGTCAAACTCTGCAACTTCACCAATGGCTTTTCTACTTACAACCTCATCAATTTGCAACGTATAGGCAACATACGACCCAGCAAGGAACCTGTCTCCCTTTAGGAGCGTCAGGTCTGAGAATTCTTCCCTCATCGTCGTCTCGTCAATCATTGCCTGAAAAGAATTCCGTGAATCATAAGCGTTCAGGCATGGTCTATCTAGTAGTGCCGAACGAACGACGGTAGTCAGTCGGTCGCGCATTATCGTGGCCTCTTCTGCTCCGCCAGCCCTAACCCATACATATGTTCTCATTGCGTAGTCAACCCTGTACAAAGGGTCTGGGCCGTCATGGCCGATTCTTTCCATTTTGCTGGTGGAAATTGCAATTGTTATAAGCGTCGGCCAGTTGTCCATGGCGATTGGCTCATGGATAAAAAAATCAACCGGGTCGGGGAGTGTTATGTCGTCAACATTCCAGCCATTTCTGTAATCAATTATTCTGAGAGGAATATCAGATTTAAGATATTCATTGACATAGCTTTTCGCAAACTGTGGGCCGTGCATTAGGTTCATATGATTGAGTCCTCACCAAGAACGATGTATTTAGCCATCGTCACTCCAAGCTCCTTCGGGAACTCACGCGGAGTAAACACAATTTGTCTTTTTGGCATTTTTGTTGTTCCGTATTGATGAAATTTTGCATATTCCACGGAGGTGCCAAACGTTGCTGTGTCTTTAGAAATGATATTTGCAGATGAGTCGCTTAGGCTTGTAAGACTTCTAAATAATCTGCCAGTTTGACGGAGCATCCCAGTTCCTGGGTAATTGCGCGCCTTCCATGCACCATACTGCGCATCGAGTGGTTTCCATGGTTGTCCTGTAGGCAACCCATTAGCAGCAAAGTTTGCAGCATTTGCGGTTTCTAGGTAGCCCTTTGTCCATCGGAAGACTGGGCGCATATCGCCAATTCTGTCATCCATTTTATCGAGAAGGTCTAGAACATCGTCTGCTTCAACCTCGACCTCGATTGTAATACGGCCTTGAACTCTAGCCATTATGCAACTCTTACTCTTCTATACCTTTTCAACGCCATCAGTTCTCGGTCTGTAAATCCCGTTTCAAGCGGTGCAACGTTTCTTGTATTCAAGTCTTTAACACCGACAACATCATCATGCATGTTTTGCATTTCGCGAGTCGCAGCTCGCAGAATCATCAATTTAAACGCGGGGATATTGTCTCCATCAAGACCGGCTGTGTAGGTAACAGTAACAACATCGTTAGCCATACCGTAGAAGTAGTCAATGCCATAACGACGAACAATGTAATCCTTCTCTGCTTCGAGTGTGCGCAAAGTTCCGAATTGCGGTTTAACAGTTACGGTTTCGACATCAACCACAGGGGAGTTGCGGAGATAAATAGTTTGTGGTGGCTCGGAATACGTAGTTCCCTCTATTGGGCTTGATGTTGTAAATGAATCATTTACTGGGCGGTCAACAGAGAGCAGCGTCCCCATTGGAACACCTACGTGGCCAGAATCAAGCACGTATTCTTCGGTGAACTCGGTTGGCTTAACTGGCCTTCTCAGGTATGCCTCAAGCTCGCTCTGAAGACCTTCAAGAACCATCCCCGCAGCATCTTGCTGGCGCAGGGATAGGGAGATATCCATGTATGTGACTAAGTCTGGGACGGAAACGAGCATGACTCACCTTTGCTACAAATTTTCAGTCCAATTGTAGCACTTCAATATTTAGCGCTCTTTTATTTAAGAGCTAAACTAATTATCTTGAGCGGCGAGTTGCCTTCTTGGCAGCCTTCTTAACTGGACGAGCTTTTGCCGTCTTCTTGGCTGCCTTCTTGACTGGAGCTGCTTTTTTAGCGACCTTCTTCACTGGTCTTGCCTTCTTTGCAACTTTCTTAGCTGCCTTCTTTGCTGGTCTTGCTTTCTTTGCGGCTTTAGCTGCTTTCTTGGCTGCCTTCTTAGCAGCGGCCTTACGGACTCTGTTCGCCTGACGCATCAAGTCGCGTTCACGGACATCGCTTCTAACGCGAGCTGCTCTATTGTTGGTATTTGCTCTACGTCGCGCATTTGCAGCAAGTTGCTGTGCAAGTCTTCTATTCCCAAAGTTCTCGGTAATCTGCTGACCAATACGAGCCAACTCGCGTGCGCCACGCTGTGATGGCCGACCACCTCTGGCCCGTGCT